CTTCGGTTATCATTTGCTTATAACCTACTCCGATAAACGGATAGTCGTTGAACCTTACTTGCTGTGACAAGTCTTGGCTGCTGATTGTCTCTATTAAACTATTTTTACACATTTCAGACTCTTAAAGAACAGTTTTCTTTCACAGTGAATCTGTTTTAGTTAGTTTACTTAACAAGAGTTTCCAGCAATTCACTCGGTTTTCATATAGCATTACTACTATATGCCTCTATTTTAAGTCAAAGGAAAACTTTACCTTCGTTTTCTGGATTTGCAGGGTCTTTCACAACATAGATGTTGCTGATGTAAGTCAGCTTACGCTTTTGCTTACGGGCTATTTCTTTACCTGCATCGGTTCCATTGTTCCAGAGTTCGGTATTCATTTCCGACACTGGGTCTTTCTGTCCCAGAGTAGTCAGAGAGTTTTCGATATACCAACCACCAGGACCTTGAAAAGCATGGCTATAGAGTTTTACGAATGGTAGGTCTTCTCCATTAGGAGCAGGAAGAAAACGAATGACTGCATAGCCATTACCACTCTTATCACATTCAAGCTTCCAGATACGCTCATCGGAAGATCCTGCTGAACTATTCATTTTTTCGACTTCTTTCACCAGCTTTTCGGTGAGAGAGCCAAGTTTGGATTGCTTTTTAAGATTTGCGAATGACATTTAGATACCTTAGATAGTTTTAGATTCGGGAGATTTACTTGAACAGTATAGCAAGAATTGCTTGATTAGTCAAGGTACTTCTTGAGAGACTGTATCGTTTTCGACATATTATTGAACAAGATATTCATATCAGTGTCTGGGGCAAACCCCATCAGAGAAACTGATTTCTTCAGGTTCTCTTTCATTACAAGAGCGTCTGGATCATCAGACAATGAAAGTCTTGTGTACATGATTTTCTGCTTTTCTAGCAGTTCAGTCATTTTGTCAATATGGTCCAATTTATCTTCACGGGACATCGAACCAAAAGTTAGAATACTTCCATAAAGAAATTCCTGAAGTTCATTAATTTCACGAAGTTCTTGTTGAATGAATTCTGAATCAAAAAATTTACTCATAAATTAATTCCCGTAGAATTTTTTTAAATTGGGACACATCAATATTTAGAAAGGGATTGTACTTGTTAATTTTCAAACTTACGGTTTCCCATACAGGATCCTTGAGTTTGTCATCGAACCTCTTCCCGAACCCGAATATTCTAGCATAGATTGTCAAGGTCTCGATGGAGAGGTTCCCGCTCAGGAAACGCTTTAAAACTGGAGGATGGCCTTTGGAACAATTCAAGGCATCTTCTAATTTTGTCTCTGAGAAGAATTCGTTGCTTTGTTCTTTGAACAAGTAAGTCAAACTCTGTTGTCTTTTCATCCACTCTGCATAGGTTCTTTCTCCAGAATTGATAATTTCTCCAATCCATAAATTACTGGGTGTATCAGTTGCTACAAAGTTTGACAGTAAAAAGTCTACAATTTCTTTATCTGAATATTTGCGACTTGTACGTTCAAAAAAATATTTGTCTTTGCGACGATTGAAAGAGCCAACTGTGGCTCTGATTTTACCATTATACTTAAAAAAGTCATATTTACTGTTTGTAAAATGACTTTTCATCGAAAGATAAGTTTTATATGTTTCAAATGGACTCATATAGGAAGTTTAGCCTTTGAAGTTTTCTTCATAAAATTGAGATTTATTGCATCATTCTTTAACCTCTCCTTAAGAGGTTTTGAAATGAGCTTTGTAATTGATTCCACTTCAAGACTATTCAGTTCACAATAATGCACGATGGCATCAATATAATTCATGCCTTCAGAAATTACAATATTCTCAATCTCCAAAGCAAACTTTGAAGGTGTTAGAAACTTATTTTCGATTACCTGTTCCAGTTCTTTATTTGGTTCCATATAATTCCATTTTATCTCTAACAAACTCTCTAATGTATTCGGTGAGGAGTTTGATGTACTTTGTTTTGTCTCTTTCTTCATAAATGACGCATTCTCCATTTTCACAAGCCATTAAAATTACAAGTTTTTTCACAGGGATTTCAGTCATTTCGTAGAACATGCAAGCATAAGCTGCTGCTTGAACGAAATAATGTTCAATCCATTCTCTAGGTTTTGGTTTCTTTGATGTTTTGAAGTCAATAACTGCCAGTTCACCATCAAACTCTGCAATAGCATCAACTGTTCCAGCAACTCCAAGCACTTTGCTGTAAAGGGATGATTCGAGAGCATGAATATTATTTATCTTATCTAATTCAGGCTTAGCAATTTTAAATAGATATTCGGATAATGGTTGAACCTTAGGCAGTTCTTCATTTTTTAAATGATGCTCTACAAGACTGTGCATATCAGTTCCACGACTGGTTGCTTGTCTAGTAATTTTGTCTGCTTCTGCCTCACCGACTTTTTTGCGCCACTTGGAAAAAAAGTTGCGATTTTTATGACTTGTGACAGAAGTAATTGAAACTAATTTGAGAAGTTCATTCTCATCTTTAATTGTATAATATCTTACACCATCAATAGTTTCACGTTCCAGTTTAGGAATTTCAATATCGACATGTTTAAATTTTCGAACTGTATTAGAACCATGAAGTTCATTATATTTTTCAATTAGGGGATTTGTCATTAAAAACCTGCATCCATTTTTGCAACAAGATATTCACGAACAAGACCTGAACGCACAACATCTTCAATACCAAACTCTATTATATCAAACGATGGCATTTTACGCAAGACCTGCATGAAGTCTACAATTCCGTTGCGCTCGTTTGTCTTGACAAGATCTGACTGCGATGCATCACCGCAGAACATTATCTTAGAATTTTCACCAATACGAGTGATGATTGAATCCAATTCATGAAAATTAAGATTTTGAAATTCATCAACGATTATGATTGCATTATCAAGAGTTGTTCCACGAAGAAACGATGTGCTCCAGAATTTAATTGTTTCTTGAGACTTAAGATTTCCATAAAGCATTTCAAAGTCTGCATCAGAAGGCATCTGGAACATATACTTTACCATATTCTTATATGGAATTTGGTAAATATCTGCCTTATCATCATGAGTTCCTGGAAGAAATCCAATCTCCCGAGTTGCGACTAAAGAACGAACAAGATATACTTTTTCATAAGGACTTCTTTCATCTAAAACCTCCCTGATAGCATTATAAAGAGTAATAAATGTCTTACCAGTTCCAGAGCAACCATAAGCAACAAGATGTTTTTGAGAAGCATATGATTCAAAAAGTTTTCTTTGGTTGTCTGTAAGAGGTTCTATATCTACAAGATATTCAGAACTTAAGGGTTTTTTGCGCTTAGTTTGACGGGTTGTCAAACCAACTCCGATTGGTTGGTCATTCGTCCTTTTTCTTCTTGCCATATTAGAGTTTTTGATAATTTACAATTTTTAAAATATGTTCCATAAATGAAGATACGCTCATTTCGTGCTTCATATAATTACATTTTGAACAGCACGGAACACAATTTTCTTTTTCATATCCAACATTACTATCTATTCTATCAATTCCATTATAAGGAACAGGAACTCCTACAGATTTTCCTTTACCTCTATTAGGTTGTTTTACTTCTGGTTTTGAGCCACAATAATGACAATCTTGTATAATGATTTCAAAATGCTCATTTTTTGTTAAATTGAAATTTATATTTCGTGTTTTAGCACTAGATTGACATTGTTCATATATGTATCTATAAACACTTTCTGGCTTTCTTCTTTTTTGAGCATTAAAATTATTCCTATGAATGTGCTTACACCCGCAACTTTTTGCCCTATCTAATTCATTTTTACATACAAAACTATCATATCTAAAAATTTTTTCTTTTCCACAAATACATCTACATAATAATTTTTTTCTTTTTTTACCATTAGTATAGGTTTCATAAAAAGGAGGAGATATAACTTCAAGATAATAAAATTTATCTCCCACTTTTATTTCTGGATGTTTTGTATATTGTCTAGGCATAAACCAGGTTGGAATACTTTAATTATTTATAATATAACCTGGTTTATAGTTTTTTTACAGTTGAACCTGGCATTTTTCCAGCACGGTCTAAAACAGTATTCCAATCTGGGTGCTTAGAAGTTAATTTATTACGCCATTCTCCTACTTCACCAACATTCATTTGTGTTGGAATAAGAGGTTTGAGATTCGGATTTTCTTTGAGATATGGTTCTTTGTCTGCCATAAGCATCCATTTCTCAAAGATTTCCCCAGTTTCTATATTTTCAAAGCGATAAGTCGGCAAAATTATAACTCCAATTCAGTAATTTTATTTATCAAGGACTTAGACGTGCCTTATGTAGACGCTTTTCTTCATAATAAGACCAAATATGAGGTGCCCATCTTTCTACATGAGGAGCAAGTTGTTCACATAATGCCTGAATTTCAAGTTGAGCATCCAGTTTAGCTCTTAAATCCATAATGTGAAGAATAGAACGAAGATTGCAAGAAAGAACAAAATTCTGACGAATTGCCTGAGGAAGATAGTCACGAATATGTTCTTCACACATACCTTTCTCATACTTAGAAGCATAACGCTTACATGCTTCATAAATGAAATCAAGTTCATCATTATAATCTTCTTGAGTCCAATCATACTTTTTGCCAGTGCGATTGACATAAAATCCTGGAGGACGGACATAAAAAACATCTTCAGGATTTAATTCTCCACTTGCAACCTTAACAACCCGCTTTCCAGTATATCGTTGTGATTGCACATCAAAGCTCACACCCACTCTATGTGTCCTTGCTTGCACCATTACGCTATGAACATACCCAGACACCGAAAAACTAATTGCGGGGTGTTCTAGAGGCCCCCAGTGGCCTCTCTCGTTGCTAAGGAGTTGATCAACAACCCACTTTCCACATTCAGATGGAGACGGAATTTTTTGAGTATGAATTGGCGTCTCTGAGTAATCACATTTTGCTGCTTGATAAACAATTTGCTCTGGAACAGCATAGCACTGAAGCATTACAACTTCAAGTTTCTTATCAAGTTCAATAAGATCTTTTGCTTTAATAGGTTTCATTTCTTTCCAAATCCTTTTGACGTTTTTACCTCAATTTCAGCAAGTTCTTCTTTAAGAACTCGCAGTTGTTTTTTCATTTCTTTCAACTGTTCATCACTGTATAGGTGGTCTTGTTTGAGAAGTCTTTCAAGAAGTTTTAGAAGCTCTTTTCCTCTAGTAGTCATTTAAATTACTATCATCAATAATTTCATCGTAGTCCAAGTCCATAGGTTTAATATCATCATACTTATATGATGGAATATCAGAATAGACCTCTGCTTTAAGAGAATCAACTAATAATTCTAAGTTTCTAATAATTAGTTTAAGTTTGTCTTTGTCCATTTTTTTACGATTTACAGAAACATTCTACACAAAAAAAGGGGGAAAGTCAATCCCCCCTGTCGGTCATGCAACTTGCGATTGCTTTGCCATATTTAATTGAGCATCTTTAAGAAGTTTTTCTTTTTTTGCTTTGATTTTCAAATAACGAACAAAATGAGTTTTCATTTGATTTTCCTCCAGAATGAGATGTTTGAATCCCGTTCCTTCGGGCGGGTTGCGTTCGCTATTTGCGAATAGCGAATGAACGTCCCAGACCTACTTGCGTCCTTATAAAAGGATGAACGTGAGGGTATTGTACCCCATACCCCTTATATAGTCAAGCTTTATTTTCTTTTCTTCTTTTCTGGAGCCTTGTAGCCCCACATTTTAGGATTGTGTTTTCCACATCCAAAATCAATACTCTTCAAATCTCCACGAAACTTATCCCAATACATATCAAATAAACGAGTTTTTGTCCCTCTAGTAAGATCAAATTGAACTTCACCATCCATAATATACTTAACGATATAAGCATCACTTGGAACTTCAGTAGTAGACACTTCAGAATAAGAGGCATTTTGCATCATTATCTCACAACCGTAGCGAGACTTACAAGTTTCTTTTTCTGCTGTTGTCCACGTTTCCATACGATTCTCTTTTTCTAAAGTCTTTTCAGACATTTCTTTAGTTTTATTTGCCATGATCTAAACTCCAAGTTATAATTATGAGCGACCACCCCACTGAATATCAGGATATGCTTCAGAAATAATTTCTTTTGAAATTTTGTATTTTTCTTGCAATTTTTTATCTTTTGTAAGAATCAAAATTTCTGCCTCAAGTGGATGAAGTCCTTGAAGAATATTGATAAACATCGTTTCTCTACGAAGAGAACTCAGTCCATCATTTCCACCTTTTACAAAATTATAAAATCTTTGATACTCTTTACGAAGAGAAGCTCTACCTTGATCCTGAGATCCAAGAGAATTAGATCCTAGCTCCTGCATTTTAGATACAGCATCTCCAATTTTTTCACCTAAAGTTCCAGAAAGTGAATTCTGTTCATCAAGGCCAGCATAAGGAACATCCCCAGGAGGTAGTGCAGAAATTACACTCTCATCATAATTCCAGATAAACAGTGATTTCAAACAAGGATGTTCGTATTTTTTAAGTGCTTCTACTTTTTTAGCATTTGTCCGTTGCTTACAAACTAAATTCAAAATCTCAAATACAAATGGATTTGCAGGAAGATCTGGAATTGCCACATCAACTGTCTTTGGTTTTGATGTAGTTTTTTTTGCAATTTTAGCAGTTGGTGATTTTTTAATCACAGTCGTTTCTGAAGTCATAAAAATTTAAAATAATGTTTTCTATAAGTTAATTTATAATACTATTTGGTATCATCTTCTTCATCGTCATCATCATCAAAAAATCCTTCTTGGAAAGTTACGGCAACCACTTCATCTGGAATTACATTACCATGCTGATCAAAAAACTCAGGATGTAATTTTGGCTTATCTTGATAGTTCATCAAATATTCTCTGGATGTCCATCCAAGCATAAGACCAACAACAAAGAATAGAAGTATAATAAAGGAACCAAAAACTAAACTGATTGCTAACATTTTTTTTCTCCGGGAAACTACTTTTTCCTTATGGAAAAGGAAAATTCAAAATAAATGGTTACTTCCCGTTTGAGAAAGCATACCATCTTTTCAAAAATGATATGGAAAGGATAGGTTTGCTTTCGTTTTCCTCCATATAAAAGTACTTCAATACCACGATTTCTATGGTCTGAAGTATTTATGTTTTTTTCAGACAATTTGTTGCTCTTTCAAAAATTTAATTGTATCCATACAACCACCAAGTCTTTTATCATCACAAATAACTTGAGGAAATGTTGCTCCAGAACCAAATTCAGAAATGAATTCTTCTCTGGTAAAGTCTTCCCCTAGATTATACACCACAAAGTTACTTCCTGTCAAATCTAAAACTTGTTTGACCTTGTAGCAGTAGGGGCATTCTGATTTTGAATAAACTGTAAAATTCATTTTAAGTCTTTATAAATGTTTAATATATTATATCATATTTTTGGTTTTATGAGGAAATGATTAAAACCCCATATGTTTCTGTCTAACAAAATTTAAATCATAAGAAGTATAAGAAATCGGAATACTAGGATTGTCAAAAGGATATTTTGTCGGCCAAGAAGTTCTCCAATACTCTCCCCATTTTTTTGTAAGATATTCAATATTCACTTCATTTGAATATTCTAATTTTTTCCACAAATCATCACTACTTCTTTTAGTTTGTGCTCCAGAAATATAATAATCTTTTCCTGGCCCAAATCCGTGTTTGTACATAGAAGGCTCATCAGAATTCTCAACTAAGAATTTCTTTTTAATTGGATTATGTATAAGTCGCATAATATAATCGCAATCTTCACAGTAGGCTGGATAAAGATTTTCATCAAATAGTCCATACTTTTGAATCACCCAGTCTTTAATTAAAAAGAGTTCCCAACTACCTAAATCAAAACTACCAGAACCACCATGAACCATACCAACTTCTGGATCTAAAGCATAATTATACATTTTTTCAAGGGCTCCAGATTCAAAAGCAACATCATCATTTACGATGATCCAATAGGGTAAATTCATATAACATTTAATAATCAAATTCCAAGCTCCTGAACAACCAATATTTGATGGCAAATGACAAACACTAATTTTTTTAATCATCTTATGATTTATTTTGGTGAGAGCATTTAGTTCTTCCTCTAATTCTCCTCTACCATTATTATTGAAAATTACAAATTCATCAACTGGAAAATCAACACTGTAAATTAATCTACTCACCCAAAAAGCAGAAGTTACTACTGCGGTTCCAATTAGCGAAATACTATTCATTTATCCTCCAATTCTTTCTAAATTAGAATTAACCGCATCTAAAAATTCCTTTGATAGGTCATAATTATTTTTCAAATCAAGAAAAATATTTCTAGATTCTTCACATAACCCACACCACCAACTTGAAACTGCTTTTTGAAAAAGAATTCCATATTTTTGAGGATAATTCAAAGATGTTCTAAGTGAATAAGAATTATGATCGGAGACTTCTTGTCCGATTGAAGCAATCATATAACAATCATTCCACTTTCCATCATTATTTTCTCTTTCATAAAAACGGCTTAAATGATAGTATGCTTCTGGTCTTGTAGGTAAGATAGTAACTGCATGTTGTAGTAATCCTTTAACAGTAAAATTTCTTGTTCCTTGAGAATCAAAACATATAGATGCACAAATTAAACATTCATATTGCAACTCCTTACTAGTTGCTCTCTCCGCTGTTCTGAGATAATAAGAAATTGCGGATGCATGTTGCCCAATACTCTCATAATAAGCTGCTAGTTTATAATTATTTTCGGGGTCTTCGGAATCATAAACAAAGTTGCAAATTAACGAATTTAAATCACTCTTTTCAAAAGTATTAATAATGCGAGTCCTATTGACACTTACCATAATTTCCTCAACTGATTTATTTTTTCCATTCTGTATCCACCAATTTCTTACTACTTCTTCAGATTTTAAATTTGATTCTTTTGTTTGTAAATCAGTATAAAAGGGATAAAAATTTGAAGGTAGTTTTACCTTCTCAGTAAATAATGGAACAGTAAAGCATTCTGGTTCACCTAAAAAGAAAATAACATTTTCTATATATGGAATAGAATTTGGATCACCTTTAATGTGAAGAATATATTTTTCCCCATCACAAAAATCATCAATCAATCTTTTTGCATATTCTCTAGAAATTAAATATGCAGCTCCAGACCAGTTAGCACAAGTTCTTGAATGTAATTGCACATTATTTTCCAAAGCATGAGGTTCTCTTACCATACACATTTGAATTATATTCCATTTGTGTGGAATATTTTTCATCACATCATTCCAAGTAAAATTCCAATAATCAACTGTCTCAAAATTAATGTCGTCCTCAAAGAATACTGCATATGGTGCATTACTATTATAATACCATTCTTTTACCATTTTTAAATGTGATATGGTACAAGCAATATCACAAGATGACATCTGGTTTAAAAAATTTCCAGTTATATTTGGATGATTAGTGAAATCATTTTCTTTAGCATCATACCCAAAAATCATCGTATGATTTTTTATATTATACTTCTCAAATTGCTCCAGAATACTTTTTTGTCGTTCGTGTGATTCCTCTAAAGTTAACCAATAAACTTCAGGAAAATTGCATAATTTACTCATAATCTTACAATAAAACAATCCTCTGAGAATTCAACATTTCCAAAAATTTCATTCACTGCTTGCTTTACTCCAGGACACCAATCTACATCTCCAACATAATAATCATGCCCTGCAAGTATTCCTCCAGATTTTACTTTTGGTATCCACGCAAGAATATCATTTTTCACATCTTCATATTCGTGTGAAGCATCAATAAAAACAAAGTCTAGCGATTTATCTCTAAATTTTGATACTGCACTTAGCGAACTAATTTTTAATGGAAAATAATATGGTTCAACTGGTCTCATATTTTCTATGAAAATATTATAAAGTTCTGATAATTCACCATATTCTTGGTGTTCTACACTTCCTTCCCAAGTATCAACACAATAAAAATCAATTTCTTTATTTGAATTGGCAATTTCAACTGCCATAAATGCGGAAGATTTTCCTTTCCATGACCCAACTTCTACAAATTTAGAACCAGTTGGAAATTGATTCACCATTCTTTTGTATAGATTTGGATATGAAAACCAATTTTCTCCAAACTGCGATTGCTGATAGATATGATTCATTTTTTTAGGCTGTATGTATGCTTTATCTTTATTTTCTTGAAATAGAAATTCATAAACATTTTCAAGTTCAAAAATTTTAGATGGTAAAAGATTGATTGGATAATTTTTAAGAATGTGATCTTCTCTTCCTAAAGGATCTAATGAATTTTCTTTTGCTTCATAATTTTCCTGAAGACTCACTTCATTCCAGTGTAAAAAAGAATTTACCTTTTTTTCTTTTATTTTCTGATCTCCCATCCAACTAAAATGCCAACCCCCTTCTAGTATTTTTTCATTCTGAGTAATAAAAAAGTCAGAGAACTTTATTGAATTTGTATTTAATGTTTTAGATTCTCTAATATCAGAAAGAGAATATTCGTTTAAATGATGCTTCATACAAAAGAAAGGACAATTCCATTCAATAGGATTGTCATTCTTATCACATGCACGGAGATTTGCTTTTCCTATTAAAAATGGCATTAGAACTCTCAAAATATGATCTGGATTTTTTTTCACAACATCTGCAAAATGTTCAATTAAATCTGGATTCATAATTTCATCACAATCACTTACAAAGCAAATATCATCATCATCTATAAAAGATTCTGCTACATTTCTTTGAAGTCTTTCTCTAACCCAGGGATCTGGATCTTCCTCATATCCAGGAAGTTCAACATTTAAAACAATAATTTTATCAGAAGATAAATTAAGTTCTTTTAAAGTTTCCATACAAGTAAATGGTTTTAAGTCACCTTTATGTGTTTTATTTGCGTCACAAATAATAAACTTATCTACTTTATCTTCAAGTAATTTAATTCTTAGTTCTAGTAATTCTTTTTCATTAAAATATGTAAAACAATCTACGATTTTATTTTTTTTACTGAATGAAAAGTCCATAAAATTTTCTAATGTTTTAAGAGAAAATCTTAAAACATATGCAGCATTATCTTGAAAACCAAAGGTAATCAAGTAGTCGCCTTTATATTCCGTAAAACCAACACAAAATTCAACATCTCCGCCCATTAGAGAAAATTCATTAGAATACTTAACAATATTCCAATTTTTATCCCAAATTACAAATCTGTGATAATATCTAGCATCTTTTCTTCCCACCTCACTATTAAATAAATCAACCTCATGAGTACAAGCAATATAATAATCCCCAATTGTAATTACTTGAGAACCGCCTCTTATATCTCTTGGAAGACCTATTGAATTGCTAAAATGAACTGTAGTAGATGTTTGAGTTTCTGGATTGACTTTTACAACTTCTGTAGGATTGCTCCACTTTATGTAATGATAAGGAGTGTCAAGAATTGGCATCCAATTCTTTTCACAATAAGAATTTGGATCATTAGGTGGAGGAATTCTAAATCTATCTACTTCTACTACAGAATCATCCAGAACTTCAATTTCGCAAAGTTCCATTCTTCCAGTTCCAATTGTGTCCAAGTCTCTTCTTACACCAGACACATATAGTTTTTCATTCCATCTAAAGATTCTAGCATCCTCAAGACCTACAAATTCCCAGAGTTCTTGATCTGGAAACTTGGAAGTATCAATCTTATTATATCGTATAATATTCAAATCATCATCAAGTTCACAATAATAATTCCAAGTTCTTAAGTGTATATCATTTTCAGGATGCACATAAGTTAATGGACCCCAAGCGTGTTGAAATAACTTCTTCTCTGAATGATAAAAAGTATAATTTACATGACGAACAATTACTCTAATCTTATCTCCATCTACAAAAATGGATGGATTACAAAGCCCAGTTCCATTTGTGAGTTCTGCTGGAATAATCAGAGGTTTAATTGTTCCTCCATTTTGAATAGCAAGACTTGCGAACGATGTCATACCCAGATTAAAAAATCGCTGTTATTTTACATAATACCATAATCTAACCGTCTTGTCAATTACACAGGTGGTTCTACTGGAGGTTCTATGACTTCTTGTACTGGAGTCCAAGGAAATATATCTGTGGCAATTGGAGGGTTGTATTTTAAACTAATTTCATTTGCAAGATTATTTTGTAATACAGAAACATCCAAGCTAGATTCTAACCACTGGATTACTTGCTCTTCAGTCAAAGAAGAGAAATCAATAAAACTATCGGGAGAAAGACTTGGTAATGGATATGCATTACTACAACTCACAGTGTATTGATTTCCACTCACTTCTTGAGCTGTATAAGTCCAATAAACCGTCTTAATTACATCACTTAAGTTATTTTCTTCTTGAATATATTCTAATTTTGTAATAGACCAAGTATAATTTATTTCTGACATTTTAGTTTAGCATACTCCGTATTTAGATTTAAGATTATTGCACTGCGTCTCCATACTCTCAAATCCTTTTACGGTCATCCAAGTTACCATAGAATAGCGATTTCCTTTTGAGACTGGTTCAACACCGTGACGATAATACCGATTAGAAGGAAAGCAAACTAAAAGTCCTGGTTCTGGACGAACTTTAATTTTCAAATCTGGAAATATAAAATCTCCACCTTCAAAATCATCATTCAGATAGAGAACCATAGACAAATCACGGTCTACTGTTTTTCTCCAAATTTGTGTTTGGTCTGGTGCCGTCCAAATACCTTCACCATCAATATGAGGTTGATAGTGTCCGCCTAAACCATAGCACAAAAGTTGGGGAACTTCACAACTATCAACTTCAAATTGATAAAAAGGATTGATGACATTTTTTACAATATGATGTAGTAGTTCATTCACTTGAGGAAAAACTGGTTCAATTGGTGCAATTTGAGTATTTCTTGTTTTCTTATCTACAATCCACTCAGTTCCTCTGGTTTGATTGGATTTATCTGGGTCAAATACCGAAAGGTCTTCTTTCTGTGAAGTTTTGATATGATTCAAAAGAGCATCAATTCCTTCTTGATTGATGATATTTGGAGCAATTAAAATTTGAGATAATAAGTTCATAATGAATATAATGTAATTTGAAGTATTTATCCTATTGGTGTGTTGGAGGTTGCTGCTGGACGATATCTTGCAGAACTTAATGGACCTCTAACTGATGCAGTAGAAGAATCATTATAGAAATTTATACGGTCTACTGTTGATACTGCTGCTGGTGCTGGTCCACCTCCACCAAACCAACCATAATTAGAGTTTCCTGTTGCTACTGGAGAAAGTCTTGCAGAACTTAATGGACCTCTTACGGATGCTGTAG